TGATATGGAAGTTAATGCTAGATTTGATAGACTGGAAGCTAAGATAGATAAACTAGCTGATGCTATGGTTAAGCTTGTAGAGATAGACACCAAGATAGACGGTCTAATGTCACATAACAACACACAGGATATACGTTTGAACAACCACAGTAAAGAGATTGACGGCCATGCTATTAAGCTGGCTCTAGCAACTAAGTCAAGCAGTGCTAACGAGTGGTTCATCCGTTTACTTATAGCTGCCTTAGTAACAGGTGTAGCTATTATGATGAGAGGTTAATATGGGCGCATTCAGCGTACTTAGTATGGTCACGGACATCTTTAAGCCTGCCGCTGCCCTTATAGATAACTTACATACTTCCGATGAAGAGAAGTTAGTACAGAAAGCTAGGCTACTGGAGATACAGGCCTCTGCTGTAGACAGTGCTACTGAGTACAACCAAGCTATCTTTGAGGGTCAAGCTAAGATTGTAAACTCAGAGGCTGTCAGTGGTAATTGGTTAGCTGCTAGTTGGCGCCCAATCACCATGCTTACTTTCGTAGCTATGGTAATTGCTAAGTTCTTAGGTTACTCTTCTCCTAACATGACACCTGAGGATTACAATCACTTATGGACATTAATTGAGATAGGTCTAGGTGGTTATGTCGTAGGGCGTAGCGTAGAGAAAGCAGTCAAGACTTGGAAGAAATAACAAAGGATTCAACAGAAGATGAAAACATATAAGCAAATGGTAAACAACATACTTATACGGCTACGTGAGCGTGAAGTTAACTCTGTTTCCGAGAATAGCTACTCCAAGCTTGTGGGTCTGTTTGTACATGATGCCATAGAGATGGTGGAGAGCGCATGGAACTGGTCTAACTTACGTGACACCATGACCGTAGACACACAAGCAGGTGTCTTTAACTATGTACTAGTGAACTCAGGTGATAAGTCCTCTGTTCTTGACGTAGTGAATAATACAAGTAATAGCTTCATGTCCTACAAGACACCACAATGGTTCAACACTGCCTACCTTACGAATACACCAGCAACAGGAGCACCACAGCACTATGTCTTCAATGGCTTAGATGCTAATGGTGACACGGCTATAGATATATACCCTATCCCTGATGCTTCTTATCAGTTATTCTTTAATGTACTCAAGCGGTCACCTGATGTAATTAATGATGATGATAAAGTACAAGTACCTTTCTTACCAGTGCAGGCGTTAGCCTACGCTATGGCTCTTGAGGAGCGTGGTGAAGATGGTGGTATGTCTTCAGTATCAGCCAAGGCACTTGCGTCTAACTTCTTATCGGATGCTATTGCTATAGATGCCAGTAAGCATCCTGAGGAACTTATCTGGGAGGCGGTGTAAGTCATGGCTAAACAACTACTCGCAGCCTCCATAGCAGCACCAGCGTTCTTTGGGTTAAACACTCAGGAGTCAGGTGTTACGCTACAGGAAGGTTTTGCACTACACGCAGACAACTGCATCATAGACAAGTATGGTCGTCTAGGGTCACGTAAGGGCTGGCAGACATTGACTACGGGAAGTACAGGAGTAAACCTAAAGGGCTTGTCCAACTTTAAGGATATTGCAGGCACTGACGTTAGGCTATCTTGGAATGACACTACATTCTTTAAAGGAACACAGACGCTTACTACAATAACACCTGACACTGATGATACTATCACAGAAGGTAACTGGCAAGCAGCTACGTTGAACGACCATCATTACTTCTTCCAACGTGGTTATGAACCCTTAGTCTACACTAATGAAACAGGGGCAGAAGAGTTTGATTCATTCAGTAATCATCCTCATCACCACAATAGCGTACCTCACGGCAATACTGTATTAGCAGCTTATGGTCGTTTATGGGTAGCAGACACCACAGATAATAAAACAACAGTATACTTTACTAAGATTCTTGATGGCTCTAACTTCCAATCGGGCACAGCAGGTTCTCTTGATATCTCAAGTGTTCTTACTCAAGGTGCTGATGAGATAGTGGCGGTAGGCGCACACAACGGCTACTTGATTATCTTCTGTAAGGATAACATTATCATCTATAGCGATGGTGATAACTTCCAAGGCGGCATGACAACTTCTAACCTAACCTTAGTTGAAGTAATCGAAGGTGTCGGTTGTATTGCTCGTGATAGTGTACAGAACACTGGTGAGGATATCTTATTCCTAAGTAACACAGGTGTACGTTCACTTAACCGTACAGTACAAGAGAAATCTCAGCCTATGCGAGACATCTCTAAGAATGTCCGTGATGACATGATTCAGGCTATCAATGGTGAAGTCTTAGCTAATGTTAAGTCAGTCTACTCACCTACCAATGCTTTCTACTTACTTACCTTCCCAGCCACTAAGCAGACCTTCTGTTTTGACACTAGACAAGCTCTAGAGGATGGTAGCTTCAGGGTAACCATCTGGCCTAAGTTGACACCTAAGGGTCTCCTATCGCTAGGGTCAGACCTGTTCTTTGCACAGCCTGATGGTATTGCTCAGTACAGAGGTTACCAAGATGATGGTGAGAAGTATGAGATGGCTTACTATAGCAACTACTTCGACTTGGACATGCCCAACGTAAACAAGATAGTTAAGAAGCTATCAGCCACTACGGTAGGAGCTACAGGTCAGACCTTTGCACTTAAGGTAGGCTACGAGTATAGCCCTATTTACTTCTCTCAGACCTTTGCTTTAGAGGCAGGAACAGTGTTTGAGTACGGTGTAGCAGAGTATGGTGTAGCAGAGTTTGCTGGGTCAGTACTCATCAATGAACAGTCAGCACCCACACAGGGAGCAGGTAATATCATCCAAATAGGTTTCACTACTGACATTGACGGTACTGCTATGTCACTCCAGAAGATCTCAATTTATGCCAAACAAGGTAAGGTACTTTAACTATGTCTAATTATATCAAAGCAACAAACTTTGCATCAAAGGATGCACTGACTACAGGTAACCCTCTTAAGACCGTCAGTGGTACTGAGATTGATGATGAATTTACTAACATTGCAACAGCTATAACAACTAAAGCCAACACAAGCTCCCCTGCGCTCACAGGGACGCCTACAGCACCTACAGCAGCCTCAGGTAACAGTAGTACACAAGTAGCCACCACAGCCTTCGTAGCGGCTGCTAGCCCTGCTATGGGTATTAACACGGTGATCATTGATGCTGCTACGGGCGCTACGGGTAAAGACATATATATTAATGACAATGCTCCTGCATCCGAGGGTAATATAGGAGATATTTGGTTTGAATATTAAAACTAAAACAGGTAGTGGTTGGGTAGCTGCTAAGCCTCAGGTTAAGCTAGCAGGTGGTTGGACTAAAGTTAAGAAAGCTTATAGTAAGGTAGACACGGGCTGGGAACAGACCTATGAATATGAATCAGTCTACACCTTCGCTGCTACTGAGCACACTGATGTAGACTTGGACTCTTTAGGATTAGATCGCTACCATAATGTCCGTGTAGTTATTCCTAGTGGTGCTACTTTGGTTGCCTCATCCACTAGCGTCTATGCGCTTAAGACAGGCACTAGTCATACTGCTAAGTTGACCATAGAAAACAATGGTGCTATCTTAGGGCGTGGCGGTGATGGAGGCAACGGTGGTTTAGGCTACTCATATAATGCAATTGCCCATGCAACTGACGGCACTGTTGGCGGTGTTGCAGTACATCTAGAGTCTGACATCACACTAATAAACAATGGTACTCTCTCAGGAGGCGGTGGTGGTGGTGGCGGTGGTGAAGGTTATGTACACACAGGTACTGCCTATGGTGGCGGTGGTGGCGGTGGCGGCGGTAGGCCTTATGGCGCTGGCGGTAACGGTGGCTCCACTACTCACAGCGGTACTGCAGGCTCTGCAGGCACTCTTGCAAGTGAAGGCACTGGAGGCACTGGGGGCTACGATGGTACAGTACGTGGAGGCATAGGCGGCTCTGGTGGTGCTGAAGGTTCAACAGGTAGCCAAGGTGGCGAGATTACAGGTGACCACAGCCATGTTGTAGAATCCAATAAAGGCATAGGCGGTATAGCAGGCGCAACGTACTACAACCCTAGCTCCTTCACTATATCATAAAGTATTAAAATAAAGCTTGACACACTTCCTGACTTCTGGTATAATATACCTAAGAACAAAGGAAATTACTTTTGGTTATCACTTAATGATTAATTAAAGAATATAACAAAGTGTCTTAAGTATACTTTAGTAGCTTGTAGGTCAATACTATAGAGCTACTAAAGTAACACCAGTTTAAAAGAGAGAGATACAATAATGCCCGAATATGATCGTAACGACACAATGGTCAATAATATCCCAGTCCGAGACCTATCAACACAAGGGAATAGTAATCAACTGAATAATCAACCTAGCTACGCACAGGCAGCTGTAGCTGGTCAGAACTTTGCACCACAGATGCCTAGCTCTACCATAGGAATGCTAATGGCTGCAGCTAACCCTGTCATGGGAGCAGCTAAGGCTGTAGGTAGCTCCTTCTGGGATCAAACTAAATATGGTATGAACGACAGGGCTCAAGAAGCCTACAACAATCAGGAAGCTAACTACGCTATCGGCGGTGGTAAGAACCCTGCTGACATGACACCTCAAGAACGTGTACAGTTAGCTCGCTCAGGTCAAATGAATGAACAACTACCTCATGCCTTCATCGGTAGCCCTACTACTGACGCTCAACGTGCTGCAGTAGCTAATGGCACTGTAAACCCTACAGGCGGCCTAGTAGGTGGTGGTAATGACGCAGGAGCAGCTATCCCCAACGGTAGTCTAGACACTGGTACATTCAAACCAGTCACCTTTAGATCAGGCTCAGGCTTATATGATAAAGCAGAAGATATGGCTATGGCTGACCCTGCTCAATTTAATTATAACTTTGATCCTGAAGGTGCAGCGTCATCACTCTTCAGTGAACGTAGTGCTCTCTTAGATCCTGTCTTTGCCCAGCAACGAGCTAGGAACATGGAACAGATGCAAGGCTTAGGTCGTATAGGTCTAAAGTTATCAGGTGAAGGCTTAGGTGCTGGTACAGGCTCTGGTATGATGAACCCTGACATGTATGGTATGAACGCTGCTCAGTCCAATGCTTTAGCTAACTTATCAGCACAGTCCACTACAGATGCCTTTGGTCAAGAGTTACAACGTGCAGGCTTAGATATGTCACAGTTTATGACTAACGAAGGTTCTAAGCAGAACATGTTTGGTAACTTAACTGGACTAGAGGCCTTACGTCAGAACTATGAGCTAAGTAAGAGTGGTCAGGACATCCAACGTGAGCAGATGAAGTACAATACTACCAATAGAGACAATGGGTGGCTTACTGGCTTAACTTCATTAGGCTCTAGTTTCTTAGGAACTAACACTGGTAGTGATTGGCTTACTGGTCTATTCAAGTAAATAAATATAGGAATACATAACATGGCACAACAAGGTTTATTTACACAAGGCCCTTCTGTAGAGGACTTACTCACACAACGTAATCAACGTGCTGGTGACCTTCAGCAACAACTAATGATGCAAGCTGCACAGGGCGCCCGTAGCCCTGCCAAGATGCAAGCTGCGAGCTTACTAGGTTCTTCCTTAGGACGTGCTTTAGCAGGTGGCATGGACAAGGGTGAGGATAAGCAGATGGAGAAGCTTAAGGCTGCTAATGCTAGTCAAGAGGCTATGCAACAACAATATGGTGAGGTCATGGGCAAAGGCACTCCAGAACAACGTCTAGCTTTTGGACAATCCTTAATAAGTAATAACTACACTAAAGAAGGTGCTCAAATCGTCTTACAGGCTCGTAAAGACATTGAAGATAAAACAGCAGTAGACCTTAAGCAGCGTGAAGCTAACATAGCGTTAGCGTGGGAGAAGGAAGCCTTAGAGAATAGAGCCACTTCTGTAGGTGAGAAGTTAGCCACCTCTCATCCTAATACTTCTAAACTACTACTCTCAGGTGATGCCACAGCGGCTGATGTTACTTCCGCTGTTAAGTTACTTGACAAGACGAAGACAGGCGCAGGTGGGGGCGTATCTACAGCGGTTGAGAACCAAGCGGCTATGACTAATAGACGTAAGGAGCTTGATGAAGCCTTAGCTTCTGGGGCAATAACTGAAGATCAGCACCGTGTACGACTAGCCACTTCTCGCTCACTCTTTGGTGGTGGTGTAGACCCTAGGCGTAAACAGGTTGAAATGTCAAATGCTAATAGCATGACTAAAGTTCTTACTGCTTCAGACGAAGCTAATGGTAATGCCACTGTAGACATTAAGCGTTATCAACAGAGTCTTGCAATCCTTGACACAGGTATCTACACAGGTACTGGAGCCGACTCTATACAAGCATTCCGAAAGTTTGGTATCTTGATGGGAGTTGTAGGTGAAAACACCACTATTGACGCTGCTAACATTGAGCAGTTTCGCTCTAACGCCTTAGAGTCTGCATTGAAGTACGTACAACAGACCTCAGGTGCTATATCTGAGAAGGAAATGGCATTGTTTCAAGCGGCTGCACAGGGCTTAGACAAGACCCCTGAGGCTAACAGGTTGTTGATTAAGACTGCAATGCGTGTAGCCCAATGGCAGAAGGATCGTGACTTAGCTTTGAACTCATGGCACTCTGAGAATGCAACTAAGAACCCCTCAGGCTCT